CTGCAGCAACCCAACCTATGAATGGAATACCACTCACAGCAGGTGCAGCAGCAGCACCAATGCTAGTTCCAACTAAACGACCAGTTCCCTCTGCACCTCCAATTGCTTTGATGCATTCTTCTGATCTTGCAGAAACAATCTCTTCAGTCTGTTGTGGAGTCAAACCAGGTGGCATATCTATCCAAGATCTCTTGTTAGATACAGGACCGCCTTGATTGGTCTTACCATCTAGGAAATATTCTTCAGCAACCTTAGTTGTTTCATTTGATAGTCCTAAGAAACCACCCTTAGTCTTAATATCCTTAGTGATATATGCAGTCTTAGGATCGTTAGCCTGATAACTTATCTTATATCCATCCTTATTTGCTGAAACAGCATACGATGTATAGTCACCTACAGGTATATCTAAACTAGGTAACTGAGCACCTTTTTCTCTTGTTGCAATATAACCTATCATTCCCAGATGGGATACTGCAAACAAACTACCAACTACACCAATTGATATCCATTTTACATTCATGGTAACCTCTTAAAAACTAGGAGCTGAAGGCACTGGAATTGCATCACCAGTTACATCTGGAATACCTGCGTCTACAAGACCAGGTAATGCATCACTGATTCCACTAGAAAAGGAACCTAATGCTTTCTCTTTAATGTCCTCTATGATGGCATCTTTTTGAGTATAAAGATAAACACCACCGCCAACAACGGAAAGAGATACAACGCTAGACGCAATAGCAAGTACATTAATAATTTTTTGCATGATAATTACTTAGTATCAGGGACAATTTTTACAGGACCAGATTCAATCCTGATAGTTTGAGCAGGTGCAGTCTCAGATGCTTTCGCAATAAGAAACTCCATATCCTTTTTAGATATGTTAGCACTAGCGTTTTCGCCATTCTTTTTCTTTGAACCTGCTGCTTGAACGCCAAAGGTAGCTAAAGTTCCTGTGAAGACCGAAGCTATGAAAGTTGGATCCAGCTTTTGTTCTGGTATTTTAAATGCCTCTGGCAATTTAACATACGCTAATGTTAAAATTCCTGCGGACCAGACCAACACAGATAAGCGAACAAATGTACTAAGGATAGCAAGTTGTTCCTCTTTATCTTCAGCATGTTCTTTTAGTTTTCCAAGAAGACCTTTTTTAGATTCTTCTTTTTTAACTGCTTCTGCCATTATTTTGATATGATAACACTATACTATATATCACTCTACAACTTGACGTTTTTTCCCAATGTTATACTTGGACTCAAGCGTCCATTCTCCCTTCTCTTTGTATGCAATTACCTTGATCTGACTTAGAGGTGCAGCATCTTTAATGCTAGATTCCTTAACTATTTCTACCAATCCCCAATCAGATAGTAACTTAATAATCCTATTCCTTCTCTGTAGATCATTTTCTGAGAGGTTTGCTTTCTTACCATCTAGTGCAAACAACTCTTTAAAATGAACAATGTAATACTGTCCTTTCTTATGTAAGATATGGCATGATTGATATAACTTCCTTTCTTTTCTGGAGGCTACACCTATCCTTGTAAGGGTCTCACGAACTTTAAGGAAATCATCTGGTTCCTTTAAATTCACCTCCACCATTTCATTTCTATTCCACTGAACTTCTTTAAGTTCATTCATTTCACTGACCCCCTATGTTCAATTTATCTTTAATAAAAGTAATTTGCTGTGGAGTGAGTATCTCAAGTGCCTGTTTTGCTTTCTCATAGGAGTACCCATAATAACGCTTCACAAGTTCAAGATCATCAATCTTTTGTTTCTTACCCCAAGGTGAAAACCTTCTACGGCTTCTGACGATATTTATAAAAAAATCATATTGCAAACGATTATCTAAACCTGCATTCATATTCATCTCGTTAGCAAACATGACAGTATCTAGATGATGTGACATACATTTATTAATGACGTATGAAGGATAGTTCTTTTCCCAACCAGGATCTTCATCCTCGCCCATCAAATATTGTTTAGAGTAATTGAGTGAGTTTAGATAATCCTTAAGAGGATAATTAGATGACATAATTTAGAAGAAGTAGTTCTTTTCGCTGTTGTTGATCTGACATGTATTCACCTACAGATCTCATGGTATATGTATGATCATATTCTGTCTGCTGCCAACCTTCAAAACGATTCTTTACTAGATTAGAAGAGTTGTAAGAAATCATTTGATCACATTGATATCTATCACACCTAGTTGCAAACTTGTCATGATCAAATCCTACATGCATTGTGCCTCTCTTACCGTACAAGTTTGCTTTAATATCATATGGAGGATCTAGATATACAAATACATTCTCATCATTTTCATAAAGTTTTTCATATGATAAGTTTGTAATCTGCCATTTACGAATGACTTGACTATAATACTGAAGTCTTTCAATACCTCTCATTGAGAAGTTTGAATCTGATGCCTGTGGACTAAAAGAAGATGATTCAGATAGACCACTAAACGAACACTTATTAACAACATAAAATGCGACTGCTCTATGAAAGGGGTCGCATTCGTTTGGTTTCTTTTCTAAGTATTCTTTTGCTTCAATAAACAATCCTCTTGCACTACCCCTATCAGGATACCTAGTTTTTAGTTCAGTTAATTCTTTTGAAAGTTTATCACCACTTACTTGTAGTGTCTTCCAAAAACAATACAAGGGTTCATATAAATCATTGACCCAAATATCTAAATGTGGGAACACCTGAGAGATGTATAATGATACAGATCCACCACCTAGGAATGGTTCTCTAAATTCTGTATAGTCTGTAAACTCTGGAAAAAATTGTGCCATCTTTTTAATAGCACGAGACTTACCACCAGGATATCTTAGAGGAGTTTTTAAAGCAGTCTTAGTAATCATTCGACAATAGTCATTCCCCAATCCTCTGGAGTAGGTGGTGTCATAGGAGCGTAGTATCCTTTTTGTCTTTTAATTGGTTCAGTCATAATTTCAATCGTTTCTTCAAACCATCTATTCATAGACTGTGCCATAGAGCGATAGGAAGAACCAACATAGAGTTGACCTCCAACAACAGATACTGTTGCTATACCCCAGAAAGCATAATACCATCTGGATTTTACTTGTGCTCTCACTTTATCTCTTTTGTTAGTCATCGTGTTCATCCCATTGATCAGTAAGACCTTCGTTATTGAAGAATGCTCTGTATACCCCAAACCCAGATAGTAGAACTAATATTACTAATATAGAAATACCAAAGGTTGTATTTGGATCAGCGTTATAGTGAGGTATGAGGGCATTACATTTAGTCCAAGTACCAGGTAGAGTATACACTGGTGGACATGATATAAAAAGATTCATTTAAAATTACACTCCAACATTATTTGTGTTAAACATGCGAGAAGATTTACTTCTTGGTCTACAACGAAAGCAGACTTGTATTGATACTCAGCAATAATTAAAACTGCTGCTGCCACACTAGGACCATCCATTGTAGAAGATGCATTATCATACAACTTCCTCATGATAGATACAGGATCGGCATCTAGATTAGAATGAACCCACTTCTTGACATCATTGAACTTTTTAGTTTTCAATGCAGTAACAAGTGCATCCATATTAGCATCACCTAATGCTGCTAGAATTCCAGTATCTATAGCACCAGTTGATGAATACTTTTGAAGTTCGTTAAGAGTTCTTCTAAAGTCTGGAAAGTATTTGTTAACAACTTCTGCAACAACCTTATCAGAGAATGATACATCCTCGGCAGTAAGGATACCCTTACATCTTGCAAAGAATGCTGCTGCAAGTTCTTGTTTAGTTTTTCCTCTTACATTGAATTCAATAACTGTAGTTCTACTATGTAGAGGTTCAATTATACGATTCTTAAAATTGCAAGTAAATATAAACCTACAATTTTTTTGAAACGTTTCAATGTTTGCTCTTAATAGAAGTTGAACATCAGGAGTAGTATTGTCTGCCTCATCAATGATAAGAACTTTATGCTTACTTGTAGAAGTAAGTGATACAGTAGAAGCAAAATTACTTGCTTGATTTCTTACTGTATCTAAGAATCTACCTTCGTCAGAACCATTGATAACATAGAAGTCTGCTCCTAACTCAGTGCATAATGCTTTTGCAATAGTTGTTTTACCAACACCTGCAGTACCTGAGAGTAGAAGATTTGGTATCTCTCCTTGTTTTACGAAACCCTTAAAGGTTTCTTTCACATCTGATGGAAGAATACAGTGCTCAATATTCTTTGGTCTGTATTTCTCCACCCATAAAAAATCACTTGACATTAGGAATTAGGTTCTAGTGCGATAAAGTATTTGATCATATCACCTTCAAAGAGAGCAACGTTTTGCTTACTTACAGTGACATTATAATCTCCTTTAATAAGTTTTAGATTTTCAACTTTAAAACAGAAACAAAATTCATCATCAGTCTTACCAACATTAACAGAAAAAGTATTGGAAGTTTCATTCTTCTTATCGGTTAACTGTAATCCCATTTCACCTTTACTTCCAACCAGACAAAGATCTGAAAGAGAATAAATGCTTGCAACTCTTTGTAGTTTGTCTAGATCAAGAGAACGGAGACGAAACTTTACATCCTCAGATGGAAGAGTAATCTCACGCTCTGGTGGTTGAGTGATAATATCTGGGTCAGCATAGAAAAATCTAGACTTGTAGATGCCAGAACTATCACTTACAGTTACAAAATTCTCGTTTGTCGTATCAATCTTAGGTGCATCTAAAGTATTCAAACCTCCAATGAATACACCCAAATCATAAATTGAAATCTGTGAATCAAACTGTTCTTCAACTTCTGCAATAGCAAGAATATTTTTATTAATACTCAGAGTTGAAATTGTGTTACCTGGTTTGATAACAATAGATTTATTAATCGCACAGAAGTTTTTTAGGACTTCTAGTGTTGGTTGTGAAATAACGGTCATCGGTCGTAGTCAACTGAAAATGATGTAGGATTGTTTGCTGCTGATGCTGTTGCTGCAGCAGACTTGTCATTGAAGTGAAGGAGCAACATTCCATAATGAATGATCTTAATGATGTCTTTTCTTGCTGTCCCTTTTCTGTCGTAACGTGATGCATACTTAAGAACGTTACTTCTACAGAATGCTTCAGCGTCTCCAACAGAATCAATAAGGTCAAGAGTCTGAACGTTACCGACAGAATAATGACCTGTATATGTGTTTCCGATATAATCGGAGATCTCTTTGAGGATTTCATCCTCGCTGTACTTTCTCATAATATAGAGAGGGTATGTCTCAACCCTCAGTATACTCTAGTTCTTCTTGTGCGTCAACCTTTGTATAGAGATCAAGGAATGATTGCTTAGTATCATCATCGAAACGGTTGACACAATTAGTGATTGCAGTCAACTTGTCTCCAAAGATTGAATACGCTTGAACAATGTGAACCAAACGACGAGTTGTAATAACTTCATCAACACCACCGTCAAAGAATGTCTTACGGATAACACCTGCCCACTTGATAAGCATTTCAGTGAACTCTGCATCACATCCTTGATTCAATAGAATCTTGCTTTCGATAGCAGCAGATGGGTACTCTTGCTCAAAGGTGATTGGGAATCTTTCTAGGAATGCTTCATTAAGAACATTAGTTCCTACGAAACGTCCATCATCAGAACCCTTACCTTTAGTATTTGCAGTTGCAATAACATTGAATCCGTTAGCAGGTTTTACATAACGTCCAATCTTTTTGAGGAATACACCTTTACCTTCTAGGATGGATTGTAGACATAAGATCTTGTTTGATGCTAGATCGATCTCATCTAGAAGTAGTATAGCTCCCCTCTCCAAAGCTTCGACCACAGGGCCGTTGTGCCAAACAGTGTCGCCATTAACAAGACGAAAGCCACCAATAAGATCATCTTCGTCTGTCTCGATGGTGATGTTGACACGAATTAACTCCCTATTAGTTGCTGCACACGCTTGCTCAACCGATAGAGTCTTACCGTTTCCAGAAAGACCTGTAATGAATACAGGGTAGAATTTATTGGATGAGATAACTTTACGAACAGACGTGAAATTACCAAAAGGGACATAGGTGCCATCTTTATCTGGGATGTATGAAACTTCTTTTGCAGGTTTTGCAGATGGTTTCTTAAAGCACTCTTCAATCTGCTGAGTGGTAAGATTCCATTTGCCTATACCTGATTTATAAGACTTTAACCTCTTACAAGCAGTAGCATAAGATACGCTTAGTGACTCTGCTGAATTACGAATGTCAGAACATCCTACCTCAACACCAACATTATCAGTTAGGTGTTGAACGAGTTGTTCGGTTGTCACAGGATTAGGTTCAAAAGGCATGGGTCTTGTTTGTTTGTATACATTAAGTATAGCAGTTCTATCTGCTATGTGTAAGGGGAGTGGACAGTTTGTTAATCGAACACTGCTGTCACACTCATCACTTGGCAATCAGGATTGCGTGACTCCGCTATCTTTTTAGCGTGGTCGTAGTCTCTGCATTGTACAACCTCGTAAAAGATTGTACCTGCAGTGAATAGTTGGACTTTACATTTCATGCTATTTGCTCGATAAAGGCATTAAGGATTGTTTTGTTGGTCATTTTAGAACCCATGTGCTTTTTGAATGCACGTTGTAGTTCTGCTTTAGTTGCAACTTCACCTTTAGTTTTAACTTCAAGGTCTTCAGTTCCATAACCAGTTCCCCTATCAGGGATGTAGAAAGACTCAGTAAAACCTGCTTTCTTTTTGATGATAGCAAATTTGTTTTTCTTCCACTCTTTGTCAATTTGGTCAGCGAAAT